ACGCAGCCATCACAAACGCAAAAATAGCAGACCTGGCTGTAGGTACGGCGAAGATAGCAGATGCGGCGATCACCAACGCAAAAATCGCCAATCTTGCAATTAGCACCGCCAAAATACAAGACGCTGCTATTACACAAGCTAAAATCGCACAAGCTGCAATAGACACTGCACTGATTAAAGATGCGGCGATTACGAGTGCGAAAATCGCAAGTGCGGCAGTAGGAAACGCGGCGATTGCGAACGCGGCAATTACGAATGCGAAGATTGCGAATCTAGCAGTTGGTACAGCGCAAATCCAGGATGGCGCTATTACAAACGCTAAAATAGCTAACCTAGCGGTTGATACGGCAAAAATCGCGGATGCGGCTATCACGGACGCGAAAATTGCAAATATAAGTGCTAACAAAATCACAACAGGAACGCTGAATGCTAACATAGTCAACATTACTGGCAAGCTCACATCTGTAACCATTGACGTTTCCACGGATGCAAGAGTCGGAAATACCCTATACATCGGAAACCCAAATGACCTCTCAACGCAAAAGGCTATACAGTTTAGCACGGCGGCTAGCATAAGAACGAACACCGATTCAGCTAGTTTGGACTTGCAAACTAACGGCGGCGCATTAGCTCTAAGAGCTGTTGGTTCAGATGGAGACATCAATGTTTTTGCACATAGGGACGTTTTTATTAGTGGTGGTGGTGTGATACAATTTGATGGCCATGTGGACTTTACTGGTACTGTAAGCGGCTTATCGACCAACTCCGCTGGGAGTCACAACCATGGGGGCTCGACAGGGTCAGCTGGGAGTCACAATCATGGTATAATGCCCGGTCACCAAGTGAGGATGAGAAACCCCGACACAGGGGCAGAATATTGGGCTACGTATACTGCTGCTCCCGATCACAGTCACTCTATTAATTCCGCTGGGGAACACTCTCATAACGTCCAATTAAAAGGATAAAAAAGGAGGAAATAAAAAATGGAGGTAAATGCTGATTTAGTCATAAGAAAATTAGAGCGATATATTGCTAATCTGGTTAGAGAAAATGCTATATTAGTCGTTCAAATTGAGCAACTGCAAAAGGAAAACGCCGAACTGACAAATAAGTTGGAAGAACAGCTAAAAAAGAATAACAGCTAAAAATAGAGAAAGCCCTGACAAAGAATAGTCGGGGCTTTTTCTATATCACAATAGAAAGGGGAATGGATCATGAAAATTAGAATTATAGAACACAGTGGAGAAGAACACATTACGGAAGTGGAAAAATTTAGTGCTAAAGCGGTGTACGAGCAAATCAAAGCGGCTCAAAATCACGATACGCCGGATTATGTCGTTGTGATTGGGGATGTGATTATTGATGCGAGAAGTGTGAAAGCAGTTGTGCCGATCAGAGAGTAGAAAGGCGGGGTAGTATGGATCAGCGCATTGCCAAGCTAGAAACCGACGTGGACATGCTCCACAATGACATGGTAGACGTCAAAACCCGGTTGGCCGTGGCGGAGTCAAATATCAGGGACATGCGTGAGGACATCGGAACAATTAAAAGCAACACAACGTGGATTTTGAGGTTGATTATCGGCGGCATCATGGGGGCGGTGCTGTCTTTTATTTTGAGAGGAGGGGTTCAATGATGGAGCAAATTCTTTCGATTGAATTTACGGCATATGTAGCATTAGCTGTTTTACTTTACGCCATTCGCGAAGCAACAAACATTCCTAATCGTTATATCCCGATTGTTGCGGTTGTGCTAGGCGTTGCTTTCTCTGTTTTCGAGAACAACGCTTTTTCTTTTGAAGTGTTAGTCCAGGGGCTTCAATATGCACTGTACGGTGTTGGTTCGGTGGCGACTGTGAAATATGCACTTGAAAAAAGGGGAGATAAGTAATGGTGAGAATTGTACTTGACGCGGGGCATGGTGGAAGGTGGTAAAATGCCGATTCAGAGAACATGTCTTGAATGTGGAGCATCGTTCAGTGTGCCGCCTTCACAAGTTAGGAGGGGAGGTGGTAAGTTTTGCAGTATTGGTTGCGGAACTAGATACAGAAATAAGACAGACAATCCAGCTTGGAGACCGGAGGTAAGGGAAAAAATTAGCAAAAATCATGCTGATGTATCAGGTAAAAACAATCCTATGTATGGGATGCGAGGATTCTTAGCCCCTAGTTTCATTGATGGACGAAACTCTTTTAAGGGAGAGACATACAGAAGGATTGCTTTAGCCAATTTACCGCACAAATGTGCTTTATGCGGAGAAACTGATTTAAGAAGGCTAGATGTACATCACAAAGATGGGAATCGAAAAAATAACTCTATTGATAACCTCGTCTTTCTGTGTAAAAAGTGCCATATCACTAAAGCGCACAAGTATCACAGAAATGAACGAGGTATTTTTATTGGTGCTGAACTAAATAAGGAGGTGGTTTTATGACACAGCGTCTACTTAAAATCGTATTAGACGCTGGTCATTAGCATGGTGGCACGGACAGTGGAGCCGTTGGTAATGGCCTGAAAGAGAAAGACCTTACACTTACAATCGTGAAACACATCGGACGTATGCTATCCGAATATGAAAATGCAGAAGTACACTACACACGTACCGATGACCGTTTTATCGAACTTTCCGAACGAGCAGCGATGGCGAATCGGATCGGTGCAAACTTCTTTTTATCAGTTCACATTAATGCTGGCGGCGGTACAGGATTCGAATCCTACATTTACAACGGCAACGTCAGCGCGGCAACGGTTGCCTATCAAAACGTGATTCATGCAGAAATCATGCGTTCAATCGGAAATGTGCGTGATCGCGGCAAGAAACGCGCCAATTATGCGGTGCTTCGCTTGACGAATATGCCAGCTTTATTGACGGAAAACTTATTCATCGATAACGCAAGCGATGCCGCAAAGCTCAAATCAGAGCAATTCCTTCTCCAAATAGCTCACGGTCACGTGCAAGGGATTGTCCAAGCGTTCGGATTGAAGAAGAAAGGAGGAAAAACTACCGTGCAAAAAACTGTGAAAGATGACGTTACCGGTCATTGGGCAGAAGCGAGCATTAAAAGAGCGATGGAAAAAGGAATCATCGTTGGTCATTCAGACGGAACATTTAAACCTGACGAACCAGTCACACGCGCGCAATTAGCAGTGATTTTAGACCGTTTGGGATTGTTAAAATAACACCCCTGCCTTTTGGCAGGGATTTTTTGTTTTGAATATAAAAACCCCTTCTCATACGAGAGGGGCTTTTATGTGCTAAAGAGATGCATCGTTTTTTTGAGCATTTTTCATTATTCGGATTTCCTCGATAATTTTCTGTTCAATTTCCGAGTTTGTTTTTCGAATCATTCCACTCAATAAAAACAAGTCAATAAGCGTCCAAATTCCTAAACACCCTAATGTGATCGTCATTAAAATTCCTGTTCCAATTTTCCCTAAATAATAACGATGTCCTCCAATTCCTCCAAGAAAAAACCACAGCAACCAAGTTACCCCAGTGGATTTTTTTCTTTTCTCCATCTCGGTTGCTAAAATTTGAAGTTCTTGTGTAGTTAAGTCTTGCTTGGACAATACACTATTCATTGATTCAATACCCCCGTATTATTTAGTAATTCATGGATATATGTTACTATATTATTCTATCGATTTCCATATAAAATACCAAAGAAAAGGCCTACTCGTGTAGAGTAGGCTTTGTTTTATCCATATCTATTCAAGCGGTTTCTTCAGTTCCAAAAAGATCGAATAGTTTAGATGGAACGGAATACTGGAAGGAGAAGAGACGGATCGCTCCGCCTTGTTGCACCCACAAAACACCCACAAATTTATTGTGATTTATGATTTTATTTGATTAAAAAAAATCGAAAAACCTTGATAAATCAACGTTTGTAAGGTGTTATTTTCTCATGCAACAAGCAAAAATAATTAAGTTTGAAATGGAAGGTAGTATTGGATAACCTTGATAAATAAAGGGTTTAGCGCTCCATTGTGGGCGCTTCACCCACAAAACACCCACAATTTATCTTTTTTCAGTGTACCGCTGATACAACTCTAGTGCCTCGTCCTCGATTTTTTGAGTCACATGGAGGTACGTGTCAGCGGTCATTTTTATGCTGGCATGACCTAATCGTTCAGACACGTATTTGATGTTTGCCCCAGCCTCCAAAAGATGCACGGCGTGGCTATGACGCAAAGCGTGTGGTGATAACACAGGAAGCCCTGCTCGTTTACATACTTCCTTGAAATATTCCCTTACGACATTTGTTCGCAGCCAACGTCCATCTTGTTGGTGAAAGACGATGTTCGTTTCTGGCTGTTTATAGTTTTGATACATCAGATACATTTCTTTACGGTTTAGGCGATGTTTTTTCAATAAACGAACAGTCACATCGTCTAGTTTAATCGTCCGCAGACTCGCCCTTGATTTTGGAGTCGATAGATACGGTGTTGAATTGGTTGGATACACGAGTGTTTTATTAACCGTGAGCGTTTTATTTTCCAAGTCAACATCGTCCCACGTTAATGCTAATGCTTCTCCGATCCGTAATCCTGTTCGAGCCAAAAGAGTAAACAGCACATAATACTGAATAGAGTGCTGATACTTTGCATGTTTTTGCGGTTTTTTCACTTCTTCCAAGAATTTTTCCAACTGTTCTTTGGTAAAATACTTCAGTTCTTGGTTTTTGTCTGTTTCTTTCGGGATGGTGATTTTGATCAACGGATTTTCACGCAGAATACGAAATTCATGAACAGCGTCGTTAAATGCTGAGTTCATTAGGCTATGAATTCGTCGTACTGTCCCTTCGCTATATTGTTCTCTTAATTCATTAATCCATTTCTGATACTCGACTCGGTCGACTTCTTTTAGTTTGTAATTTCCCCATCGTGGAAGAATATTGAGCCGGACATTTCTCTCTTGAAGAGAGTAGGTGATTGGCTTGACGTTTGGTTTTTTATATACTTCCAGCCATTTTTCGAAAAACGTATCTACTCGCTCATTTCCGTCTTCCGTAAAGCCGTGATACGCAATTTCCATTTCAGCCTGGGCAGCTGCTAATTGTGCTTCTTTTTTTGTTTTAAATCCGCGTTGGGACTTTTCTTTATATTTGCCCGTTATTTTATCTTTGTACCGAATACGATATTCCCATGTTCCGTTCTCATGCTTACGAAAGCTTGCCATATGTCTACTCCTTTCTATTGGTGTTAACTAAAAAGAGCAACCATTGGCGTTGCTCTTTTAAATTTTTGACGTCAAAAATTTAATACGACTTTTTTCAGTTTCCCTATAATGCGCACATTTTTCATGTCGCTCTTTTGTAAAACAATGGGTTGATACTTCGGATTTTCGCTTTGCAAAATAATCGTGCCGTTCGTTTTGTATACGCGTTTCAAAACAATTTCGTCGTCGATCAGAACGGCGGCAATTTCTCCATTGTCCACATCTTCCTGCCTTCGGATGAGTAATAGATCGCCATCCATAATACGCGCGTTAATCATGCTGTCACCTTTCGCACGCACAAAAAAGTATTCGCCGCCATTCAACCAACTTGTCGGCACTTCTTCATATCCCTCAATCTCTTGGTATGCCAGCACACCGTTTCCGCAGCTGACCGAGCCGACAATCGGGAGTTTGGTGAAGGTTAAATTGACTGTTTTTAAAACAGTTTCTTTCTTAGAAGGAAAGAAATCATCAATACTTACGTTAAAAATCTCTGACAACTTAAAAAGTATATCTTGATTAGCTTTCCTTTCTCCAGTTTCATATCTACTTACAGTTTGTTTGGTTGTACCCAATAAGTCCGCTAATTCTTCTTGGCTCATACCACGTTTTAAACGGAATTCTTTTATTTTCTCTCCTACATATCTTTGTAAACTCATTAAAACCCCACCTCCTTTCTAATAATCTAATAGAATATTAGCACAAAAGTAACCGTTTCGGAACAAAAATATAAAAAAAATAACAAAAAACTCTTTACAAGTAACCAAAACGGTGATAGTATAACAATCAGAAGGAGGTGATAAGATGCAAGAAAAACTAATTATCCTTCGTAAGAAGCGAGGAGTAACACAAAAACAACTTGCTGAATATCTAGGAATCACCGAAAAAACATATGGCTTAAAAGAACGCGGCGAGTTTCAATTCACTTTAGAAGAGATGTTTAAACTACGAGATTTTTTCGGAAAAAGAATAGAGGATATTTTTTTGCCACGCAGTAACCAAAATGGTGACAAAACCGCATAAAGGAGGACGGAAATGAACCAGTTAGTTTTCATCGACAATGGTCGCGCTGTTACAGATAGCTTAACGGTTGCGGAAGTGTTTGGGAAGGAACATAAACATGTAGTTCGTGACATTGAAGTGCAAATCAGCAAGTTGCATGAAGCTAAGGAACATGAATTCGTGAAGTCCAACTTTGGACTTGAGATTTTTAAAGCTAAAAACAACAAAGAAGCTAAAAAATACCTTCTCACCGAAGAAGCGTTCACGTTGGTAGCGATGTCGTACACGACGCCAGAAGCAATGAAAATGAAGGTGCGGTTTATCGAGGAGTTTAAGCGTATGCGAGCAGAGCTGGAGAAGCAGAAACAGCCGTTCAAGTTACCAACGACGTACAAAGAGGCGCTGTTGCAGTTGGTTGAGCAAGTGGAGCGAAATGAACAGCTACAACTGCAAAACGCACAGAAAGACCAAATCATCAAAGAATTGCAGCCAAAAGCAACTTATTACGACTTAATCCTGCAAAACAAATCGCTCATTTCGATTAGCAAGATCGCCAAAGACTACGGGATGAGCGCGGTGAAAATGAATCAGCTTTTACACCAGCTTGGTATTCAGTACAAACAAGGCGATTGTTGGTTGCTTTACTCCAAGTACCAAGACAAAGGGTACACGCAAAGCAAAACACACACGATTGATTCGGAGACAAGCAAAATGCACACGTACTGGACGCAAAAAGGGCGATTGTTCATCTATGAAATGTTGAAAAACAAACTCGGTATTCTTCCTCTCATCGAGAGAGACGATCAAACCGCGTGAAAGGGGGTGAAGGAATGGAAGTGAAAGTGAAGATATCTTGCCCGAACGTAGAAGAAGCAAAGCGGATTGTTGAACAACTATTGGAAATCGAAAAAGAGCACAGCGCACGCTGCACTCTTTTTGTGGAAGTTGAAATCAGTTAACTCGGAATAATGATAAGTATTCAATGTCAGATGATTCAAGCCATACGATGTTGTTTTTACCGACAAGCGAAAGTCTTCCTTTTGGTGGAAGTATAAAGTTTTCAAAGTCAGTGTTTTTAGAAACGGAGCTGTCGGATTGACTTATGCGATTGATTGATAATAGGTCGGCAACAGCAACAACTTTTCCTGATTTTAAAACAATTTCTGCATTCCAACTCATTTGAATTCACCTCCCTTCCCCGCCAATATTCGACACGAAGGGAGGAAATTCCTACAAAAAAAGGGAGGGGGACGGTTTGATTAATATTCAACTAGATGAACAGCAAGTGGAACAACGTTTTCTTGAAGAGTTAAAGAAAAGACTAAATGACATTGAACATCGGCATACGTTTTGGGACATGAAAGAGCTCTGCCGTCAAACTTGCATGAGCGAAACATTCATTCGGGAAACGTTCTTTTATGATCCTCGTTTTCCAAAATATCGCGTAGGGAAGAAATGGCTATTCCCAGCGAAGGAATGCGAACAATTTTTGGTTATGTGGCTGAAGGAACAACCAAGGGCTTAAGGAGTGATAACAATGAAAATATCTAAAGTGTCCAAAGAGGCGTTGCCTAGCGAATTGCAGGAAATGTTGTCTGAAACACTCTTCATATGGGCGAAATTCATTGAATATAAAACAATCGATTCCAATGTATATGTTGTTAGCTTTATAGATCTGGAGGAAGACGAGATGGTTGAACTGGTTTTTGAAAACGGGAAAGTGACACACAAAGACTCGATTTCACTTGAATCTATTAAGAAAGCAATAAAACTGTATCCAGAAGTATTCGGGAAGGTGGTTAGATGATGAACGTATTGGAAAGGGATCGTGAGTTGGCGGAGAAGCTGGTCAATTTCGGTGCATTGTGCTTATTACAAGCAAGGTTGGAATGGTTGCACGATCGATTGGATGGAGCAGAGAAATGGGCGGAGGAATTCCTTCGCTGCAAGCGAGATTTGGACGAGCTTATCAAACGGAAAGAGAGACATGACGAACTGGTGCGGATCATTGAAACACTGCGTGAAAAAGGGATTGATATTACGATTATCGCGAGAAAGGGGAATGAATGATGAATGCCAATTATGCTAGTCCGTCAGTTTACCAGTATCAGAGATTGCTAGATGAAGAGGCTTGGCTAGTGCAGGTTGCGGAGTTTTGCGAAGCGCGTGGTTTACGTGAGGATGCGCGCGGTGTTCGCCAGATGAAAAAATTCGTTTCTATCCGTCGTCGATGCATGAAAGCAGCTCTTCAACAACAAGAAAAAACGGCCAGCGCGGCAACGCTAGCCGTGTAACCGAAGAAGAACATAAAGCATACCTAGATATTTCTAGTTTATCACAAACCTAACGCTTCAACAAG